TCGACTCTGATTGGGAAGACTATCACTGGGTTATTCTGTAGTGGTGGGTCAAAAGCGTGGGCTGATGTTTACCAGAGCTTTATGACCATACAAGAAAGCAAGGCCAAGAAGGCACAGAAGGAGGTCGGTTGATGTACGACTCCATGATAGAACTGAAAAGTCCCCCGAATTTATACCGTGGAGCCAGCGGCAGCGACGTTAAGCTGATGCAGGAATGGTTGTGTCTACGCGACCTGTGGGTTGAAATTGACGAGGACTTCGGTCCAGCGACGCAGGCGGCACTGCTCAAAATCACCGGGTACGACATCTGTGACGAGATCACGTGGGCAGCACTCCGCCACCCGATGTACAACGCACTTCAGCCTATTCTCAAGGATGAAGAAGCTGTAGCAAACTGGGTTGAGACCCACCACTCCCGTTCCATTCCAGCTCTTGCTCTTCAATACGCACGACAGCATCTGGCAAACAAAGCCCATGAGCTTACCAACAACACTGGTCCGTGGGTGGCGCTTTACATGGATGGACATACAGGTAAGGACTTTCCATGGTGTGCTGGGTTTGTGACTTTCTGTACTCGCCAAGCTCTGTACAATCTTACCGGAACGCGGAAGTTTGGTAACTCACTGTGGGATCTTCCCGGGTGGTCGGTTGACGAAATTGCAAAATGGGCAAAGACTCGAGGTGCGTTTGCCGATCTTCCTCAGATCCCTGAGCAGGTTTCGGGGTCATTGTTTATGGTTCATCGTAGTGGTGAAGACTGGACTCATATTGGATTCGTGGAAGAATTCATTGAGTCTGGTGTTGTTACCACTATCGAAGGTAATACGAATGCAGCGGGCTCTCGTGAGGGCACTGACGTTCGCCGACGTCAGCGGGGAACCGACCGGCTTGACTTTGTGATGTCTTACGGTTGGGAGGAAGTTGCATGAACCGGCGTCGCTTACCGGATACTCGTGAATCTGTAAAGCACGAGTTTAATATTGGTGGTGTTGCCGGGTCTATCGTTGCTGGTCTTTATGAAGACGGTAGTCTCGGTGAGGTATTCATTCACATTGACAAGGAGGGGACCGCGCTGTCAGGTGCTTATGACTCGTGGGCGACTGTGCTTTCCATATCTTTGCAGTATGGTGTTCCACTCAAGGCGATTATTTCAAAGGGGCTGTTCTCTCGATTTGAACCACAGGGAATGACCGACAATCAAGGCGAGATTCCGATAGCCACGAGTATTGTTGACTATGTGTGCCGCTGGCTCGGTGCTCGGTATCTGACCGCCGAAGAGCGGAAGGAGATTAACTTTCCAACCGAAGAGGATATCATCCAGCAGCGGAAGTTGCGAGGGTGACTTACTCACCTTATTCTAAAATCCGTAAACGGAGGAGTTGATGACGGAGCGCGAGGAGTATTTCAGTTCACAACGGTATCATGAATCGTTGTTGGTGTTAAATCGAACGGCTGGGGTGCATCGTGGGAAGTGGCACGAACTCTTTGAGCGGCTTGTGAACGAGTGTGGTGGCGACGTGATCATCAGTCCGGTTACGGATGATAACGACGCCATTGTAGTGAACGACGGTAAACTTGACGGTGTCCATGTGGAGATCGTCGTCGTCGACCCACTAGATGTAAGCGGGTTTCTGGAGTCATCAGCTGATGATGTTAAGCTGGCGTCGGCACTTCGAGCTGCGTTGGTTAACCTTGACGTTCCGGAACTGCCTGATGCTACTACGTAAGCTCGGCCCCAGAAAAAGACTCAAAGGGAAGCCGTGCATTCGAGTTTATGTTGACGGGGCAAATGACAAAGTTGGGTACGGGGGGTGGGGTGCCGTAGTTTTTCAGCCCCAGAAAGCTCCACAAGTTTTATCCGGACCGATGTACCCGGCCACGAATCAAACGGCTGAGATGACAGCAGCCATTGAAGGTCTTCGCAAAGCACGGTCTCTGGTGTCCTCCGGGGTCATTGAAGTCATCTCAGACAGTAAGTACGTTGTGCTTGGCATTACGGACTGGATTTATGTCTGGAAGGAGTGTGGGTGGAAAACAACCTCCGACGAGGATGTAAAGAATCTCGATCTCTGGCATGAGCTGTTTGACTTAGATGGTCCAGACGTGAGGTGGACTCATGTCCGTGGCCACCGAGGTATAACCGGTAATGAAATGGCGGACAAGGCGGCGGTGCAGGCCAAGAAGGATGCCAGATTTAAGTTCCCAAGGGAGACACTAGACGAAGTGGAGTGAAGAACTAATTGCAGACGAGCTCGCGTTCTGGGATGAATGGATGCGGGTTGGTCGCCGTGACTGGGCCAAGGTTGACTACGAGATGCGTATGACCTCGGGCCGTGATCTGTCTACATATTTTCGGATGGATAAGTTACTCACCGCTTCACTTGGTATTCGGGAAGATTGTATCCATCAGGCTCGTATTTTGGATGTTGGGTGTGGTCCTATTTCAATTGTCCCCAACCGGCACAAGAACGAACCTGTCGCTGTTGTTGGTATCGACCCACTGGCTGAAAAGTACCAACAATTACTGGCTCGCCATGACATTCCGAGTCGTATAGCAATGCTACCACTTCGTGCCGAAGATCTTCTCACCGCACAACTTCCGTTTGATAACTACCACATTGTTCACTCACGTAACGCACTGGACCACGCTGAGGACGCCCCCGCTGCGATTAAGGCGTGTGCTTCCCGGGTGTGTAGTTGCGGATACCTTGTTCTAATTCACCACGAGAACGAGGGTAAGCGAGTTGAATACAATGGTCTGCATCAATGGAACTTCGTCGTGACTGAAGACGGTCTTCGTATTGAAGATGCTAATGGGTCCGGGGATTTACTTCTCGATCTCATGTCTGAAGTTGGAAACTTTGAGCTTGCTCGTGATATTTCCCGGGCTCCATCGGTGATTCCGACAGTTCAAATCGATTGGATTGTATCGGTCTACCGTAGGGTGGGGTGATCCTATCATTCCATGACTACGAGGAGATTAACTCATGTTTGTTAAGCACGGCGTATCAAAGATGGTTCAGGTTGCGCGGAACCCCGAGAAGATTGTTCTCGCCGGTCGCACAACAGAGTCGGTACAGAAACGTCTCGCGTCGTCTCGCGGGATTAAGCTGAACCCTGACCAGTACTTGTACGTCAGAAACAGATCGATCAGTGCCGAAGAGCTGTGGGGACCGAACCAGAACTTTGACGGTTTCCCAGGTGTGGAACTCCTACGTTCTCACAGTACCTTCCCCGGGCAGATGATTGACATCGACCACGACCCAAGTTTGGATATTGGGATGGTTGTAGACTCTGCCTACATTCCATCAGCTGTGATTTCAAAGGCTGCTCGAGAACTGGCCTCCAAGAAAGGGTCCGAGTCACCAGTGCTGACACCGTTCACGGGGCTTACCAGTCTCGATGAAGGAGATCAGGTTGTTGGTAACTGGGTCGAAAATGTATGGGCCATTGAGAAGGAAGCGCTGGACGGTCTTTATCCAAACGCCGTCGAAGCCATCCTTGACGGTGGGATTACCGACACGTCAATGGGGACGATGATCCAGTTCTCTGAATGTAACGTGTGCGGTCACCAGACAACTGACCCAGACGTAACCCCGTACTGCGAGCACATCGGTGCGTTCGGCATTAACAAGGGCGTCGAGTTTGATCACCCGGTGTCTGGTGGAAAGGTACGGTCCTTTGAGCGTTGCTTTGGCTTGGCCTTCTTTGAGGACAGTCTCATTATGCCCGAAGAGTGGAATGGCTATCCCGGGTCGCAGGGTGCGGATGTCAGTGCTAAGATTCTTCAGGTAGTGGCCAGCCGCATTGGACGTCAGGACTCCAGACGTCTTGCGTCAACACTCCGGGCAATTCACTCGAGCATAACGTCCAAGAAGGACAAGGCCGAGTTTGTTCGTATACTCGAGTCGATCTGAGGAGATCAACATGAAGATCCACTGGTCGAATGGTGGTAAGGGGTTCTTGGTACTCGTAGTCGCAGTCGGTATCTTTGTTATTGTACAGTGTGCAACATCCGCAGAGGTTACGCACACATCCTACGTCCAACCAAAAGAGACCGTCGTACAGTTTGAGTAGCTGTAGATGTTGTATTACCGGAGCAGATTGGAGAGGGAGATGACAGCGTTCAAGTGCCTATTTTGCGGGATGCAAACTCACGGGTTTGGTACCGTATCCCATCGAAAGGTGTGTGAAGGCCGACACCCAGCTGAACGTCATGAAGCCCACATTCAACAGGTTATTAATCATATCCAACGGGTAAACCGGTCGTCAACTATGGTTTATCCGCACGGAAAGATTCGAATGATCGCCGAGGAAGAGGTGGGGCGAGACTACCGAACCGGGAAGAGGTGGAGAGAACCCCCGGACTCGGATAAGTCTTGACTCCTGTATAAGTTATTGTTATCATGTACCTGTGCGTAGTTAGACGAGGATTGGTGAGATGGAATTGATAGACACAGGACAACAGCTAACAATACCGGGCGTTAAGAAGAAGCAGGGATCGGCGTATCAACGTCGACAGGGCGATACTTTCTCCGAGCTCAACACGTCCTCATCGGAATGGACACCATGCAGCTTCTATATGAGTGTAGGTGATCCTCCAACCATCTGCTGGAAGATTCCCAAGGGGTACAAGCCCGTAAGCACCCGATTTGGGATTGGTGAAGAAGCATGCCAGCTCTGCGGCGCACGTATTAAAAACCACTACTACATTCAGCATGACAAATGCAACATACTGATGGTTGTTGGTTGTGAATGTTACGAGAACCATTCCCTCGCCCTTGCCCCAGAAGATCAAGATCGTTGGACGCTGGCCAAGCGTGCGTACGTTAACCCACAGGAGGTAAAGCGGGTCCAGCGTGTGATGGATGAGAAGGGGTGGCCGATGGAGACCGCGTTGGTGGCTGTCCGGGCTTGGAGTCGACTGGAGAACAAGTGGCGGAAGGACCATCCGATACCGAACGCTGCGCAGCAGAAGGCTTACACCGATATCAAGGACGAGTACTGGCGTATTCGTAACGACCCGACTCATGAAGCTCACGGGATGCAGCACCGCGAACCGTCCGACAGCGAGCGCCGACGCACTGCGTGGCGTTACTGGTGTGACGCAAAGCCTACGCCCTACGCCTTCCCCGGGCCAGCCAGCCTCAAGGAGTGTTGGGAACAGAAGATGAAAGAGTACATTGGTAGGAAGGTCAACGAGGCACTTAAACGCCGAGATCTCATATAATGGCTGACGGAGACCGAGTACAATTTCAATCCCGGGTCGGTAACCGAAGATCGGTGACTGATAGTGGGGTGAGCTTCGAAGTTCGAAACGGGGCCGAGGGCTTTGTTGTGGACTCAAAGAAGATTCGGATTCGAAAGAGGTCAGTGACTTTACTATGGATTCAATTTGACGGTGAGGGAGTGTACCCTCAGCCGTTTCAGGAAGATGATGTTAAGGTGGTCACAGACCAACTATTCACTACGCAGCAACGAGGGGCCTATGCAGAGGGTATGTGCAGTACTCAAGTCCGAGGATGACCGGACCGCTGACTCGATTACGATTGATGGGATAGAACCCGACTACGTGGTCAGGTTCCATTCAAGTGACGGGTACGATATTCTGTACAACCGGCGTGGGACGTCTGGCTTTGTTGCCACGGCACATATTGATGACCCATCCGATCCGCAGTTCTTGGAGTTGTTGAAGTCCGACTTCAACGAACGCGACCTTATGGTTGTACTTGTAGAGTAAGAGATATTCAATAACTACATCTCCACTTGAAGTAAGATGCAGCTCTTCATCTGAGTCCTCATGACCGTAGCTCAATCCTATCATTGAGTTAGAGGACCACAGAGAGGAGCTGTTCTCATGCAGGACGTTTTTGACTTAGTTGCAGACAAGTTGGTGAAGGGACCACGGAAGGCATCCGTTGCCAATAAGCTCCGTGACCACGTTACCGCCATCGACTCCTCCATCGACGCCAAAGACACCTCCGCTGCTAACCGGCACAAGGTAGCGTCTCTTGGTGAGTCCATTCTTCGCACAGGGATTGAAAAGCTCCCGACCATTGGCGAAGCCCCACCAGACGTTGAAAACGCCATCGATGAATTCCGCGAGGACTCAGAAGATACAGGTGGTCCAACCCCAGATGGGGCAAGCGAAGACGATGATATTGATGAAGATGTGATTGACGCTGACGCCGCCAATGGGAGGAAGACCAGCGCGGACGCTGCCGAAGTCATTAACAAGATAACAGAACTGATGGGCCAAGGTTATACATACGACGAAGCGAGGCAGGAAGCCGCTTCTCAGCTTGGCATCGATATATCGGATATTAGTGAAAATTCTCTTCCATTCACTGCGCAGGCCGATGGAGGCCATGCCACGTCGAGGAGCAGCAAGATGAAGGTCCGTAGAATGGCAAGTGCCAACGGGTACAACACGACTCTGACGTCGAAGTCGGAGATCAAGAAGCGACTTCGTGAGATTGGTGTCAAGGGTGGCTGGGTTGAATACGATGACAACGACCCATCACTCATCTGGATTTGGAGCACAGGAATGCATGGCGCTGGGCTTACCGACGACGACATTAAGAATGCACTGACCGCGTCTAAGAAAGCCGCAGATGAAACGCGCAGCGACGATGACTTCAACTTCACCGACGACGATGACTGGGATGAAACTACAGCCGCGTCTGATGATGATGACGATGATGACGATGATGACGATGACGGCAAGAAGGCATCGAAAAAGCCGCTGAAGTTGCGTAAGCGGCAGGCCGCTGACAAGCCGGAAGACACTCAGGACGGCCCACTTGGTGGTGGAAACACAGACGCCAAGCCGGACGCTGGTCAAGAGGGCGACCTAGGTGGTAAGAACAAGGACGCCGAGCCCACGAACGCGCAAGAAGGCAAGGCCGACGGTTCCGATCTTGGTAAGTCTGATCCCCCGCACGCCGCTGACGATGAAGCGAAGCTCCAGAAGGGCACGGACGACGTCAACGATAATCCGGTGATGGGGTTGAAGAAGGAACGTCGCGTGAGCGCAGTTCGCCATCCGAAACCGAAGATCGCAACTGCGGACTGGGAATGGGACGATTCAGGTATGCCACCTGAGGGTGCGGAACCGACCACGTACCTGATGTCATCGCTTCACGATACCCCAGAGTTCACATCTGTGATCATGGCGGAAGCTGCGTCGTACGGCATTGACGTCACTGGGGTGCTGGCGCAGTGGGGTGAGTACGACGATGAAAAACGTGGAGAGGTTTCCAACGACATCGTCAATGGCATCACTGCCAAACTGGAAGAAGCTGGATTCCGTGTGTTTGACGGCGACGGTGTATACGCAATCTACGGCACCCGCCCAACCCGGGAAGCATCCAAGTCAGCGACCAATGGAAAGCTGCCAACACCGCAGAAGCGTAAGGCAGCAGATGACGAGGATGCCAAGAAGGACGACGGCAAGAAGGAAGATGACGATGACGAAAAGAAGTCACGCGCAGCTCGACTTCGTCGTCTCGGTCGTCTCCATCAGTCACGTCAGAACGGCAACGGGACCGCCGCACCGAAGAAACGCGGCAAAGCCGGTACCACTGAGTCCAAGCGCAAGCTGGCCGGGCTTTCCTCCAAGGTGAGCGACCTTGAGAAGGAAGGTAAGGTCAAGGACTCGAAACTGAGAAAACTTGAAGCTGAGAAGGTTGTTGCCACTCAGCTACGTAAAGGTCTAATTCATCCGAGCAAGAAAGCTGCCGAGCTCAAGGCACTAGTCGAGATGGACGAGACTACTTTCAAGAATGCGAAGAACATGGTTGACAACGCGCCGAACTACAGCGGAGCTCGAGCAACTGATGGCGAGCACAGGCGACAGTCGCGTATGGTCAGCCGGGCCAACAAGGAACAGGCAAATCGGGGCCTGAGGGCTCGGGAATCAACGTTCAGAGGCAGCCAGCCAGACGACTGCTCACTGGACAGCCCAGAATTCTTCGACTGATCGGCAGCAGAGAGTTTAACTTTCACTTGTAACGGAGACTCACACCGATGCTGGGACGAGCACTTGAAATCGGTGGCCTGAAAAATGGTGAGTTCACTGTCTCCTCGGGCGTAACCGAGTATTACGGTGGTTCCCCCGCCAAGATGACCACTGGCGGCACGCTGGACCTTTGCACCAGCGACCTTTCCACCGGTACACCGAGCGCCTACGTCGGCATTTTCGCGAACTCCAAGCTTCGCGACTTCGCCGGGAGGACTGCAGCAACTCACAAGGCAACGTTCTACTCCGGAACACTCATCTGTCAGTTCACGTCAGGTACGACGAGTTCTGCACAGACAACCTACGCGGACGCACTTCCCTACACGGCAGGTGATTCGTGGGCGGTTGGTTCCCCATTGTACGTTGCGGCCACTGGCAAATGGACACTAACAGACCCGGGTTCGGGTATCGTACGAGGCACTGTCCTCGAGGTCGGTACCACGTACCTGACGGTACTGTTCTACTGAGGGAGGTAATTCACCGTGTTCGATAAGCTGAACAAGCAGAACAAGGGTGCTGCCTCCCGTACGACTCGCAACATTCAGCAGCCAGCTCGCGGAGGCCACATGTCCCGTGAAGCCACACTGCAGAAGATTGCGAAGAAGGAGCAGACCCTTCGAGCGGCCATGTCGACCTCAGCAGGTCTGGCAAAGATCGCCGCAAACCTGTCCAGCCCGGTCCGTCAGAAGTTGGACTATGAGGGTATTGGACGTAAGTTCGCCGTGGTTGAACCGTGGGCGGATGGAATGCCAATGATCTACGACAGCGATGTCGAAGAGTTCACGGCAGCCATCATTGGCCACAACGGTACCACTCGATTCATCGAGATCGAAGTCGACCGCGTAACGCTGGAACCGTTTGAGATTGTGGCACGTCCGAAGATTCCGTACTCGGAACTCTACAGTCGTCTGTATCAGGTGATGAAGCGCACCAAGGATCGTCTGGAACAGTCCATGATGCTCCGCGAAGACCTCTACATGTTCGGGCTCTTCGAAAGCGCATACAGCACCTACTACACGGCGACATCCGTAGCCACGAAGCTCACGAAGGACGCGCTGGCAATGGCGTTCACTCCGATTGAGGCCAACCGTCTGGTGGTCGAGAACGTTCTGATGACCGCATACGGTATTCAGGGCATTCGCCGCTGGAGCTATCTTGATCTCGACGAAGTGGCACGTCAGGAAGTTCGCCAGACCGGTTACATCGGTTCCATCTGGGGCGCGAAGCTCTGGATCAGCGACCAGCTCACCGCTGGTACGTTCTATCCGACTGCTGGGCCGGAATGGCTGGCATGGATGCCGATCCGTAAGGACTTCGAAGCCATCCCGGCTGATGATCCTGACAACCTCCTGCTCGGCTTCACCGGGTACGAGTATCTTGGCATGGCGATCATCAACGCCCGTGGTGTCAACAAGGGTACCTTCGACAGCACTGCGTAAGCAGGCTGGTATTGGTTCCATTGTGAACTCAGTTAAGTGGGTCGGGTTGTTGAACGCAGGCCCGACCCACTTTTTCTCATAATGCGTTCAAAAGGAGATAGGCCATTGCAGGGTAAAGACGATCAGACTCAGACCGTTGAAACGACGGATGAGGCCGTGGAAAGCGTGGAGACTTCCGCTTCCAAAACCGAGGATCGCTTGGCAGCGACCACAGTACCGACCAGCTTGAACGATGGTGATGACATTGTTGTTCTGGGTGGTGATGAGAAGTCCGAAGCCTTCCGTGGGATGAAGGGTAAGATTTACCGAGTGCACCTCGAGAAGGGGTTCGCACATGTGAAACTTGACAACATCCCCAACCCGGTCGAAATCCCGGTCGACTACTTGATGCCGGGACTTGGCGACGACGCCGCTGATCCTGCAGCGCTTGCGGGGTCCAAACGACCACGTGTTCGTTTCGTGGCGAACACCTCTGGGGGCCTTTTGATTATCCCTGACCTTCGATCTGCCGGGCAGGACGGGGAGGGACTGGCACTTCAGCCCGGTGAAAAGATTGACCTACTTCAACTGTTCGAAGCACGGGAAATCAACAAGTCAGTTGGTCTTGTTCGTGCGATGAAGAAGACGAGCACGAACAACAATCTATCGCTGCTGGTTGAGATTGAAAGTCTCGATGATCCATTACCAGAAGGCGCGATTGTGAAGCCGCTGGTTGAGAAGCACAAGCCGGGAGACCGGTTTGAAGACGAGCCAAATGAGTATGACGACAAGCTCGCAGAAGACCTGCGCAAGGAAGAAGAGCGTAACGACAAGCTGAAGAAAAACAAGCTCGCGCAGCGCCGTACCACACAGAGTGGTCGCGGCTCATCCACTCTCGGGAGGTAGTAGCTATGAAGCGGTACATGATAAACCCCGGGAAGGTAGCCAACAAAGAAGTAGGCAACCTTTTTATACCGGAGTTGGGGATCACCTTGACGCCGGGGGGTCAGTACGACTTGGTGGCACAGTACGGAAAGGATGCAGTGGATGCCGCTGTTTCCCTGTCGAACGCCATTCGTATGGGATGGGTAGATCTTGTTGATCCACCTGCACCTCCGAAGGCCACGCCGAAACCAAAGCCAGTGGAACCGGAACCAACTCCGGAACCAGAAGCTGACGCAGAAGAGGATGAGGTCGAAGATGAGGCTGAGGAAGACCAAGAGGCCGATCCGAACGCTGTTCTCTTTGACACTGCCGTTACCCTTGAGATCGTCAGCGAGGCTGAATCAGGGCGTTTGACTCTTCCCAAACCAAACGGGAAGGGTAACTGGCGGTTTGACGACCGTGACCACGCACTTGCACGTATGAAGAAGAGCCCTGAGATCGTGCAAGCTATCAAAGACTACATGGAGGAGTAAGGTGTGTCCGTTGTTCAGGAAATTGGATCGGGTGTTGTCTCCGTAAATTCTAACGGAGAACATGTCGAGCTTTTCTGCACCTTCACTTCAGGTGGAACGGCGATAAACGTTCTGTCCCCTCAGTTCTCGATGGCGACGACTGGGGGGACTGACGTTACTGTCCCGGACGCTAACCTCCTCGTACCCTTTACCAAGCATGGTGAGGAAACAGGGCTATTTCACATCACCTTCCTTGCCAGTTCTTCGTGGTTGGACGATGGTACTTATAACATAACCATGTCTGGCAATTATCCCAGTGCGACTGGCGACACAGTTCAGATCACTGGGACGTTTCAGATTCGAAGTGCTCCCACCGCGCAGTACTACATCGACCTCGTACGGCAGTCGGTGTCGGACCGCATACCGGCGCTATACCAGATCGATGACCCAGAGAAATACAAGTGGGAAGATGGACAACTCTACGATGCAATCACACGTTCGCTGAACTTTATCAACCACACGCCACCAAGTGATTACACTTGGAGCATTGGAAACATGCCGTGGCCGGGGCTGCTTGTAGACGGGGCTGTATTTTACGCTCTGCACCAGCGTGGGCTGCTGGAGGTGGCGAACACGCTTAACTATAACGACGAGATTAGTTTTGCTATCGACAGGAGCCAGAAGTACCTGACGATGGCACAAGCTCTTTATACACAGTGGTTGCAGATGGTGGGACGGGTCAAACGGAATTACGCTTACAGCCGGGCGGGTGCTATTGGTATGGGACAAACCCGACTGCCTTACACCATCATCCGGTCCTTCAGCTTCCACCCGAACATGCAATCGGTACTGTCTGGGGTTTCCGGGGTGATCGCATAATGGGTTCCCTTGCAATTACATATACCGCCCAGACTCCTATTCTTGCGTGGAATGCTTATGTGGCTGCGCACCCGTTAGGATACAATGTCTACCGGAGTCCGAGTCCGGGCGGGCCGTGGACCAAGCTCAACGACACGCAGCTGGCGGTGTTGATGTACCAAGACACTGACTTCAAGCTCACCTCAGAACGTCGAGCTTACTGGAAGGTTGTTGCGGTTACATCAGAGGGTGAACAGGCTCATGCAGGATCAGCTCCATACTTGGCTACTTTGTTTGGACCGACCAAGTGGGCAGCATTGGAGATCGTTCGACGGCACAACTTGATGTTTGATAAGTTTTCCGGCGAGTCGTGCGACCTTTACTTGATGCGGCAGGCTGGAGAACCATGTTCAGAGTGTGGTCGCATAAGCGGTGACGGTTACCGCAACGAGCACGAGAATAGAATATGCCTGACCTGCTATAACACAGGGATCACCGGGGGCTTTGTAAAGCTCTCTGATGAGGTCATTCGAATTAGAAATGCCCAAGAAGTCATTGAGATGTTGCCGGAAGGTTATCGGCTGGGCGAGAGTAGAATTGCTTTTGTACCTCCATATCCGATCATGGAAATTGGAGATTTTATAGTGCGCCCGAACGGCGAGCGTTTCTCAATCAAGAACGTCAGACGGCGTGAGATTCAAGGTTACATCACGCTGCAGGTCTGTACGATTGATCAGCTTGAGCCGGGGCACTATTTACAAGAGGTGAACCTGTGAGACGTGGGCTTTCATACCCGGGAAATCTTGGGGTAATGGAAATGGCCCAGTTCTTTCGGGACGCAGACGAAGATCAAGTTGCCCGTATGGATGCTATTCTCGAGCAAGACCCAATTGACGAGGCGGCATTTCGGGAGTTGATAGCAGAGGTAACAGGGGTGGAGCTATTCCCCCTCACCGGGAGAAGGACTATGAAAGCCAGATTTGCACATCGTGGTGGTCGGACTGTCGAGATTGGCGGTAACCCCCGAACCAGCAAGAAGGCCGCACGGAAGCGTGCCAGCAGCTTCTTGGACATCGATGCAAACGACGATACCAGATCCATCCGAGTTGCCGTCGTTGGCGTTGAATCACACTTAGCTGCGAAGGTTGCAGCTTCTGTCCAGCGCCACATCGGTGCAACTGATATGTTCGACACTGCGGACGGACGTGAGATTATCGCTACCTTCTATGGCAGTGACGCGCAGGCTTATGTCAGCGCCCTTCGTATTGCCCGGTCGACAGGTCGGACCGTGACTCTTTCCCGGAACGGCGGCATGATGCAGGTGTTCCCACCCATTTACCCGGTGTGTGACACATGTGGTAAGACAGCCCGTGAGTCCAAGCTCGGGAAGCAGCGTGTGTTGGCCTGTCCCGATTACTTGAACGGCGAGACAGACCACATCTGCGTTGACAACGGAGCCCCAGTCACCGGTATGGGGTCACGCATCTTCCCCGGCGATACCTACGTTCTCTCCCGGGACGTTATTGCGTCGTTGGTGGCTACGAGTGCTGATGTATCTGAAGTCACGCAACTGCTAGAGTCAATTACAGATGACTTTGATGTTTCAGATCAAGGTAGTGGGCTTGGCTTTGTGGATGTATCTATTGACCCCAATAAGTCTACGGAGGCCACGAATATCCTTGAGGACGCTGGATATATGGTGGAAGACAACGGTGCTGGTCGGGACGCCCGTGGTCCTGTCCACTTTCTGTTAGTTTCAGGACGACCGCAATGGTATTCTACTTCCCGCAGCTCACAAGATAACCTTGGTATCATCGCAGCAAAGACCAAGTTGACGGTTGTGAGCTATGCTTATCCAACGGTTCAGGTTCTCGATGGTGACATTGAACTTGCGGTTCTTGCCGCTGACCTAGTGGCAAGTGGGTCACGGGCAGGTGAAATCAAGAACGCCAAGGTTCTGGCGTCTTGGGGCGATGATCTCATCACCTTGTACGGAACCAAGTCCAAGCTCATTCTGGCGAACGGAGCTGGTGACCAGATGGTCATGAAAGAGTACGCCAGTGTTGAGACAGCCATTGAAGACGCTCGACAGGCTGCGGACGATATTGAGGCTGAAGAAGTATATGAAGTGTACATGGACGTTGACGCCCTGAAGGATGTAAAGCTCATAACCTCACGGAAGCGTGGTGCCAGCGCTGACACATGGTTGCAGATCGCTGAGGAACGGAAACCGGGTGGTGTACCGCTCAAGGAAATTACTGATGAGTACTTTCCAGTTGGCACCAAGGTTGAAACTATCACTGCATTCAGTATGACTGCCAACCCAGAGCAAATTTATGCTGTTGGAGACACAGGTGTTGTTACCGAGAACACCGGGTCAGAATTTACGGTTAAGATGGACAAAGACGACGAGGAAGTTAAATTCGGGTGGGATGAATTCCTTGACAGTTATGACACAACGGAATTTCGATCTTCACGTCGGAAGAAAGCCGATGCGGCCAGCACAATCACTTCCCTTCTCGCCGACCTTGATAAGGCACTTACAGACAGTATGTACGTCGATGCTCTTCTTCAGAACGTCAGCGATGCGATGGGACATGGTGAATTTGGATCTGCCCTGACCGAAGAGTCATGGGATAAGATGGAAAGTGCACTACTTGACCGTGACCTTGACCGGATCGAGGCAATTCTCAAGTACGTTCAGACCACGGCAAATACACATGTACCCAGCGACCCCTTCACCGAAAACCCAACCGAGATTCTTGCGCTGATTCAGGAGACGCGAGAAGATGAAGATGGGTCATTAAAGGGAGATCTGGATCAGGTACTTGCCAACTTCCTGACCACGGTTATGGAGGACGACTGGACGGCAAAGCTCGAAGCCGCCATCTCCACCGATAATCTTGACGAGATTGCAGCTGTTCTCACGGACATGCAGACCGTTGAACCGTACGCATCAAGAGTACTACACTATTCGTCAAGGGGTGCTACCACGGCTGCGAAGACCTCGTATGAGTGGGCTCCAGTTCCAGAAACTGACGATGAACGTGCGGCAATGCGCGAGTGGGTTAAGATTGTAGAAGACTCTGTTGGGAATGTTGTAGACCACGATGAAAAAATGAAAGATGTTGCCGAAAGGCACAATCTTACATTTGAAGAACTTCATATGCTGGCCTACGGAACTGAACCAACAATGATGGCAAGCACACATGAGGCCACCGACCTCGTTACCGAAAACCCAACCGAGATTCTTGCGCTGATTCAAAGGGCGCGAGACGATGAGGACGGGACGGCAAGGGACGAGCTGGATCGTACACTTTCCAACTTCCTGACCACGGTCATGGAAGATGAATGGACATCAAAGCTCGAATCTGCCATTTCCACTGACAGCCTCGACGACATTGAGGCCGTCCTTACAGCCATGAAGGATGTTGAACCCTACGCATCGAGAACATCGAGCACTGTGCGGGTTGCCAGTTACGGACCCGAGGAGGCCGCAGGTGACGATGACGTAACTTACCACATCCGGCTCGAGGGCTCATACCTTGCGAACGGTAACCCACCGACCGACTTGAACACCGTATTCCCGGAGGAGCTGCTTGCTCGGGTCGAGGACGCAGAGTCCAAGGAGTCGACCGAGAGCATTTACTACTCGTGGGACGCATGGGAATGGTGGACTCACCTGAGCGAGGCCGGACGCCAGCAGGCGCTTGAATCGCTGGCCGGTTCTGAACTCAACATTCTGTCGGTTGGCGCAGAGATGCTATGCGAGCTTGACTGGTACACGATCAGCAACATCATCCGCCGCATTACAGGTGGCTGGGACGAGGGAGATCAGGCGGTTAACGACCTGCTGAAGCCCGAGGCCGAGGCCGACAAAGCGGTCAGCAGCACAAACCGGGTCTACATGTACTTCAGGCTCAAGGGTACCGTGGCCGCAAGCACAGTTCTCCATCTGCTCGACAAGACAGCAGGTTGGAGCTACGCCGACATCCAAGACAACTTCGGATCATTCGCTTCATGGTGGGGACCGTCAGACTATTACGATTACTATGACTGCTGCTCGCCGGTCAGTTACTACGGCAAGAAGCACGGCAAGAAACTGGCTGACATGGTTGGGCCTCGTATTTGGATTGCGTCGGCAGACGGGGAAGAACAGCACAAGAACGCAGACTTTATGGAACCCGTTACTATGTATGATACGTGGGTGGTGGGTTACGCTTATAGTGGTGGCTTTGTTCTACCGTCCGAGTTGACAGGTCTTCCCACCAATAAAGACCCGGAAAGCGAAGAGTTCCAAACGTGGCTGGACAGTATTCGGGACTACGTTGAGGGTGACGACATCTACGAAGATGAGATTTACTTTAAAGAGGGGTGGTGCGCCCAGCTTTCTGCACCCGGGTACATGGATCAAACTGACTGGGTAGGTCCATATGACTCGGAAGAGGAAGCTGAGAACGAACTCCAGCAGCTATACGGATCAGTACAGGTACAAGATAACGGTCCTTTTCTGAGCCGTAGGAATCGTCGGACCAAACGTGCTGGGCAGACTAGCTTCAGTCTCAGCCCCGACACGGACATTGCGGACCTTGCACAGGTACTGACCGGTGCTGGTATTCCTGATAGTGACTATTCACTTGAGGGCGACGCTGCCAGTATGACGCTTTGGATTCAAGATGAGGATGTTGAAAGGGTAACAGACCTACTTGACATTTTCATGGAAGGTAGCGGTGGAGGTCAGGTAACCGACCCTCCTTTTCTGAGCCGTAGGAATCGTCGGACCAAACGTGCTGGCATGTACCCGGGTGCAGAAACTGGTTATGATTTCAGCACAGATATTGGACAAGACACTGTTTCTCAGGCTTTACAGGAAGCGGGTGTTGGGTCTGAGAACTTTTACTTTGAGGAATCTGGGGATATAACAACCCTCTGGGTTCGTGACGAGTATGATGACGATGTTGTTCGAGTTATGGACAGTATAATGGAACAGGCCGGAGGTCTGGTAACCGACCCTTTTCTCAGTAGCAAGAGCAAGCGGGCCTACGACGGCGAGGATGTAGTCGAAGCCGAGCCGGATGACATTGTCTTTGACGGAACTGATGCTTACCAGAAAGGCGACATCGTCATTGAGGAGACCTATGACGGTGCATGGATCACCAGCGACGGGACTCAGTACTCTGGTCACAATGACAAAGTTGATGCGGTAGAGCACGAGACCGAACTTTACGGGGAAGCGACCGGAACTGACACCGATGACTTGAGCATGAGCATGGATGAGTGGACCCGGTGGGAAGAAGAGAACATCATCCCCCGGCTGACACGAGTTGAGACCGGGTTCCGCGTTAAGTCGGACGGACGCATCTTCGAAGATCGAGATGAGGCCATCAAGCACCACATGGAGAACGACCAGTTCTACCCGAATGTGTGGATACAGGACGATCATGGTGGTATGGAGATGATTACCATCTCCCGGACTCGGAAGCAGATGCGGGCAACACGGGTACGACGTGCTCAGGACGGGGATGAAGTTGCGGTAGGCTTCACTATCCTCTTTGCAGAGCATGACTGGGAAGAGGACCATCCCGATGAAGATGAGATATCCGACACTCAGTATCTTCAGGACCGAGAAACTGCATTTGCAAACGTAGTGCAGGCTATTGAATCTGCAATTCCAGAGGTTAATACTCAGAGTGGGGTGAAAGAAACCGACGACCACGGTAATCTGATTTACACCGTTTCCATGCCCAAGTCGAGTTTAGCCACTATGGAAGACTGGCTTAATTCTAATGACATGGGTGGGTACGCTCTAGACACCGAGGTTCAGTATTTTACTGCTACCGAATGGGTACTTTTTCCTACCGCCAGCATCGGAACTGACACGATGATTGACATTGACTCAGGTTGGGATGAGTACACCTCCAGTAAAAAGGCCGACGCAAATGAAACCGGGTCTCCACGCGGAACAGCATTCTGGGAAGAGTACAAGCGTACCACGGTGATGGGATCGACTGAATCTCAGGCGTCTGTTAATATTTGGGAATCCAACGAAAACGGCGACCAATTAGCCTCTAATCCATATCAAGACTTTGCGTCTGCTGAAGAAGCCGAGAGCTGGTTAGATCAGGAGGGATATACTGAAGTCGGTGTGGCCGGAGGTGGTGTCCTTTTCTCAGCCCCATTCACTGACGGACCCGGAGAGACATACTTCCTACTGAAGGATGCGGGTAATGTAGCTGAACTTGGTGTCGGTGGCGATCCAAGCGACATGGACTTCCCCACCATCTCTCCGGAGGGCATTGCCAACGCCGTCCGAATCTTGAATGAGAACGAGGGCGGTGGTGCCACAGTCGCCCCGGCGTCCCTTTACACCTTCTTCGACGCGGACTTTACCGATCAGGCCGAGATTGACAAAGCAGTTTCAGAGGCGGTAAGCCAAGGACTGGTCAACGACGATGGGAGTGGGTTCCTGAGCGTTGCTCACAAGCGGCGAGCTTCCATTGCCGAGGACTTTGAGTCTGAGCTTGAGTCAGCTGGTGTTCAGCAGGTGGTGGTTGAGATGTCCGACAAACCCGGCTACGTAGATCTTACCATTGACAACGACCACGCGCAGACTGCACGAGACATTGGAGCGGATCTTGGGCTCATCCTTGAAGATGAAGACCAGCCCTATGTTCCCGGGACGCTAATGGACGGAACTTCAACAGTGATGATGTTCAAGATTAGTAAGGATGCGCAGTTAGAGGCAACAGCGAACACGGAAGTAGCCTTTGAGCCATATGACTGGGGCGGCATTATAAAAGTCCAGACTCCGTCATACACCATGACAGCCGGGTGGGAGAGGAACGACTATTCTTCACTAGAGACATTCCTCGACGCACTCAACAGCGGCGGTACCTTCACCGACTGGGACGAGCAAACACCGGTCGAGGTTGAACTCTTGGACGACGGTGGGGCCAAGATTTCAAGCCCCTCGTACTCAGACGAATTGAGTGCAGATGTACTGAGCGACTTGAAGAACTACGCAAATGAGGTGATTCGAGGGGATGAATACTGATGTTTACCCCGTCCGTACCACTTCCAGAGTACGGGGTACAGATCAAGATTGTTTCACTCCCCGACACATGGCTGCGGCTTTCCGATCAAGCCCAGTGGGACGAGGCGATTAGGAAGTTGCTGTACCGGATCGGACTTGTATGCCAGAAGAACATTCGGGCAATTATGGCAGGAGCGCAGCCCGGACGCGACGGTAGGAACATTGAGTTCATCCACCAGACGGGACGCGGCGCACAGAACGTGCAGTTTCAGGCCCTTGACAAGCATGTAGATATTTATGTCGATGAGGAAGCGGCGTACTTGGTCTATCAGGAGTACGGGGTAAAGACCCAGCCGATGAAGTGGCTGGTTGGAAAGACTATACCGCTGATCAAGGTTCAAGGTCAGCGAGTAAACCCACGGACCGGGCGTGTTATTCATGGTGTGTCCCGGGTTAAGTTTGCAGGCCCCGGAACACCGTACGCCGGAGGAGCAAAAGGGCAGAGTGCAGCCACACCCTTTGTGACGGACCCGGGCAAGTCGACACGGAAGACGAGTGGCGGCAGGACTTCCGAGGTAGTCGGCGACGAGATCTTTTACAGGACTATTACCGAGGCGTCAATTGGACGTCCGTCTAAGTATAATCCGACTGGGTTGAGTTGGTATCATCCCGGTTACTCGGGGAAACATTTCTTTCGTGATGGTGTCATTTACGGGTTAGAGGACGCGTCAAATAACTTAGAAGGGCTTGGGTTTCAAGTGGCTGGATCGGCGTTTGAGCCCGAACTCGGGACTGAATTTTCAGGAGATAGTTCACATTTCACACAAGAATATCAGGACATGTTGGATGATCTTGAAAGCCAGATGACGGAGTTCAGTGTAAACCGATGAGAAAGAAATACAAACATTCGCTTTCATCTTTGAATGAGCAGAAGGCATGTGATCTTTATGCTTCCGGGATGAGTTCGCCAGAGATTGGGAAGGTATTCAATGTGACTGGTGCAACCATCCGAAATATCGTAAGACGCAGTGGTGGTATTATTCATAGTGCCAGATTTACAAATACACGTGAATGCAATCATCGAGCTTTTTCAACTATAACCGACGAATCATCATACTGGTTAGGATTTATGCTGGCCGATGGATGTGTTTATAGTAAGGGATCATTAAAACTAGCTCTTCACCGCAAGGATGTAGAGAGCATAAAAAGATTCATTGACTTTATGGAAGTTGACACGTCTCCAAATGTTTATGGAGATATGGCGGAAGTGTGTATTACATCAAGGTGGGTAGTTAAAGATCTTATAAGATTCGATGTCACACCAAATAAAACTCATACGGCTACTGTTCACCCCAGTCTCGAGTCCAATCGTCACTTCTGGCGTGGAGTTATAGACGGAGACGGTGGGATGTGGGTGGACGACCGAGGTGTTCCGTTTATAAATCTCAGTGGAACGTACGCCATAGTTGACTCATTCAGAGACTTTGTGGTGACCAGCTTCCCACATTACAGAGGCCAAGTATACCCACACGCTTCAATTTATCAGCTACATATTCGTGGGAGAATTGGACTGGAAGTTATGAAAATGATATACCAAGAGTCCGATAAATCCATCTCGATGCAACGTAAGTATAACCAAGCTCGATCTATTATATCTGATCTTGACAGTAGCTACGGAATTCGGAGGGCTGCATAATGGCAGTATCAGGACATACGCTTGAAGTTCGGTTGATCGATTCGAACACCGACCGTGGCCGCAACAATCTGACCGTCACTCTCTACGAGTACGGGGTACAGATCATTGACAACGCCCCCAGCGGAACGACCGCGACTCCATTTGGTTCCGGGACTGGTATTACCGGAACCACCGATGTTTACGGTTATGCGACCCTGACTGATATCAAACCCGGGGTCTACGCTCTTGTTATTTCAGGTGCAGGCGTACTTCCCCAGATTCCAACAACATACTCACGGATTGAGGTTGGTCCGTTGATTCGAAGTGAACCAGACTATTTCCAGCTGACCAATTCAACAGGTGGGACTCATTACCTGTATATCGATGGTGACGGAAACGTCCAAACCACAACAACGGAACCGTCATGATCACTATCCCTGAAAAAATATATGGTGATCAGGGGGCTGCAATTATCCAAGCGTGGTCTGACTCGCAGTTTATTTATCATACGATTGTTGAACTTGAAGATCTATTTATCAACCAGATCAAAAAGTGGTATGAAGCGTCCCGTGCGCAGAATGAAATTAATGACGACGCCATCCCAAAGCTACTCCCTGCTTACCATGTGGGAGATAGGCAGGACTTTTCCATTGTTGCTGAAGCTGGGATGACAACGCTTGACGCCACTGGACTCAGTAACAACGCTCAGGAAGTAGAGTACCAGCCGGACCCGGACGACGCCACCCGTGTTGAGACATACTTGGTGATTTCCGGGGAAGCGTCATTTCAGGTTGATATCTACTGCCGAGCGACATCACGGTTAGGTGTCGGGGCAATGGCCGACCGCGTTATGGTTGCGTTATTTGATCCATACATAGATGTTTTTTCGAAGGCCAACTTTAAGATACCACAGGCTGGTCTTCGTTTTTCAGGTAAGCCGGTACCTCAGACGAATCCGAAAGCAGACAAGGCCAGTGTTTTCATCCTGACCGCGACTGTTACCGGCATTCGACTTCCGTGGGCACGGATGTACAAGCAAATCGGACCAACCATTGATTCGATAGGATATGACATAACTGTGGAAAACCCACTCAGCATTAATGGTTGACCAGCTCTCTGAAGTCCCACGGGCGAGACCATAGGTCTATCATTAATCGAAGAGTTACATGTCGGGAGACGTCCAATGCCAGTCAAAGTGATCGCACGCAGAACGGGAGCCGGGGGCTCCGTCCCCGTTAACATTGCTGCACGCCGGATGGGTCTTGTCGGTGCTTCGCGGGGCAAGAACACTCTGGTCTCAAATGAGTCCGTTACTGCCGGTGGCACCTCCGGAACAACCGGAAGCCAGTACATTGATGCACTGGCGAACAACGACGTTCGATCTGTTGTTCGGGTTGCCAATTCCACCGGGAACACACAGGAGGTTTACACCGAGGGCATTGACTTTACCCTCAATTCCAGCGGCGATGTTGATTGGACATCCGCAGGAAATATACTGCCTCCGACCGTTGACACCCCGACTGTAAGCGCCGGAGCGGGGACTTGGGCCGTGACCGGTACATTCGGGTTCAAGATCACCGCAACCGATCAGGAAGGTACGGGTGAGACCACCCCGAGCGACGCGGTTACAGCCGCTGTTTCAGCATCGGGCGACGTTGTTGCCCTGACGTGGGCCAAGGTTCCATTTGCGGGTGGATACAAGATCTACCTTGCAACGGGTAGCACCTACGAGCTTCTTGTTACCATCGCTGACGGCGACACCACTTCGTACAGCGCGACTGGTGGGACCACGACGGCAACATCGCCACCGTCGTCCAACACCGCAAAGCGTCGGCCCGGAGCAGCAAGCGCTTACTACATTACCTACTACTACGCCGTGTTTACCTACACGAAGTCATTGTACACCAACTTCGGTGACATTCTTGATGACCACGGTGTGGGATCGGATATCACGAACGCAGCCAGATACGCATTCAAGGACAACGGAGCGACTGAAGCCTACGTTGTCGCACCGTCTGGTACGACCTCAGCACATTACCAGACGGCACTGGACACTCTTGCGACGGTTCGAGTCTCCTTCATCTCAGTATTGAAGGGCGGAACCGCCATTGAGCAGTATCTGCGAGCGCATTGCGAGAAGTACTCTGGCGACAACTACGGCATGGAACGAAACGGGGTGGTTGCTGTAACCTCGGGTGCGGTTCTTGGGGACGTTTCCACCGCAGGTTCCATTCTGTACTGGCTCAACTCCATGCAGGGTTCGAAGCGGATGATCGGCTTGGTTCCAAACAAGTCGGTGTACTACGCTAACCTGAAGCAGGGGACGGACGGTAACTTTGTCGAAGGCCCAGTGGCGGTTGACGCCCACTTCTATGCGGCGGCAGTAGCGGGAGCTCTTTGCTCACGGCCAGACCCAGCGACACCACTTACGAACGCCGTGATTAACGGGTTCACATGGGCGGCCACGGTCGAGCTTTGGGTTGACGTCGAGTATCAGGATATCATTGAGGCCGCAGGCGGAACCTACGTCAAGGAAGAAAGCGGAACGCACGTCATTTACCACGGCATCACCTGCAACACTACTTCGGTGGAAGATCAGGAGATCAGCGTAGTCGACGCCGAAGACGAGATGCGTTACCAGCTCCGAACCGCCATGAGCACCTTCCGGGGCAGGGACCGCAAGATCACCCTGAACCGACTTCAGGCCATTGCCAACCGGACGCAGCAGGTTCTCGCAACCCTTGTCAAAGAGGGTATCATCGAGAGCTACGGTGATATTGAAGTCACTCAGGACGCCAGTAACCCAACTAAGATCTGGGTGAGATTCAACTACGCCCCGATCTACCCGATGAACATCATCGAGTTCAACTACGGATTCTCGGTGGCACCGCTCAGCGCAGCGGCGTAAGAAACAATGGTGAGCGGCTGGTCGCTTGAATGACCAGCCGGATGCTGAATAAGGAGCTAGTCACATGGCCGGATTAGTTGAAAACGCACAGAACCCCGATGCGGGCGTCGGGCTTCCAGAAGCCCACCGGACCGTAATCTCAACGTCGATTGATGTTGTTGATGACAGTGGTAACCAGATCGGTTACGTCCAGTCAATCAACCAGAGTGAGAATCGACCAACACAGCCGGTTCGCCACTTGAACTCTGAAGACGCCGGTCGAATTGTTGAGCAGGCTCCGCAGCCCGGAAACCTTACACTCAGTGTGAATGGGTTTGCGATCTACAACAAACAGAACGATGGATCGGTTGTTCAGCGTATCGGCGGTGAAACGACTGCTAAGAAGATGCGTACGCTTGAGGAACAGAAGATTCCGTTCAGTCTCATTGTGAAGGAAACCCACCCAGCGACGCAGGAAGTAACTCAAACAGTCTATCATGAGTGCTGGCTGACGTCACGGTCGAAGCCGGTTAACATCGGTACGGCGACCATCGTTGAATCGTGTAACATTACACCGGGCTGGGTTGACTAATTCCACACTGAGAATCGCCAAGGTGGCGGCAACATAGACTCACACGTGCGCGAGGTGCGCCAATGAATGAGCAGGAACATGTAAGTCCACCCCCGGAGATTGAAGATATGATCCGGGGTTTTCAGTACGAAACCACGGTCGAGGTGCCGGGTCATGAGGGTCGCACACATCGTGTGACCCTTGGCTTGCTTTGGGAGGATGAGACTCGTCTGATGCAGATTGAGATCGGACGACGTATTTCCCCAAACGACTATGTGGCCCGAGAGCTTGAGACCAGATTTGAGACGGTTGTCCGGGCTGTTGTTAGTATTGACGACTGGAAGACAATGGTCTCGTCCGACGAGGCAGAGCACCGGGCACGACGTGCTCATCTGCGTCGGATTCTATCAAAGCAGCCTCGGTTGGTCAGTTATCTGTACGATGAGTATCTAAAGATTGAGAGCAAACGTGACCGGGACTACGATGCGAGGATCGATGAGATAAAAAAATCTTCGCGGACGCAGGAAGAGCCAGATCTTCCAGAGGAGGATATCCATACCCCCTCAAGTTCTACGTCTGGCGAGGATGGTGGGAGCTAATCCAGACCGGCTCCACCATGTTCGGGCGTTCGCATCAACAGAGTATGTCTGGGCTACTTGACCATCCTGTGCTGTCATTGTGGTTTGCAAACAATGCATCATGGGATCGCATTGAAAAGCATGATCTCATTGATAACGCAACTGACCGCATTTGTGCATTTACCAACCCAGAGGGGTGGAAGAAGATGCAAGATGCGCGGTTTGGTGAGGGTGTAACAAGGCAGCAGGTCACAGGCCGTGAGAACGAAACTCCAAAGAAACCAGAGGACTACGGCCCTGAGATTCTAGCAAAGCTCAAGGAAAATAAGCCAAATACCGGGTTTGACGATGTTATTCCCGGTGGGTTAGAGGAAAGCGATGCCCAGCGAGCTGCGGACACGAATATCCATTGATGCTGACGGTGCTGCTCAGTCTGTAGAAGAGCAGCTTATCCGTCCGATGGACGAGCTCCGTGCCAAGGAAATGCAGAAGTCCATGACCATGGCTCGCGACCTTGCTCATATGTCTGTTGACGAGTATCAAAAGCAGATCGAGGCGCAGGAGCGGTTACTGGACTCTCTTCGTATAAAGCAGGAGGACGTTGGTCGGGAAGAGCGTGAGCGCATTGCGATGGAGTTTGCTGAGCGTCAGGCCGTCCACGAGCGTAAGATCCAAATGCTCAAGGAAGAGGCCAAGGAAGTCACAGCTAAGCATAGCCAGAACCTTCAGGAACTCGAAGAACTCAAGCGACAGGAAGATGAAGTTGCGCAGGCCCGTGCGGCTGCTGACGGAGGAAGTCGAGAAGGTGACATCGACAAGATTGCCGCTCGTGAGCAGGAAATTAGTCAAGCACGTGAGGTAGCAGAATCTCGGATTCAAGAAGGGCGGCAACGCTTGATTGAAATTCAACGGGAGGCGTGGAACGAGGAATCTGACTCAAACAAGGACAGACTTGAGACTCTTCGTAACTTAGCGCAGGCTGGTAAATCTACTGCTGAAGGAACTGGCGTGGCCGCACAGGCAGCTGGTGGTGGTGCGGAGGTTGCACAACTGTGGGTGATGGCCGGTTCTCAATTTAAAGGAGCATCGAAGTCTCTTCTTCGTATTTTAGGTGTGGGTGGTATTGCCTTTTCACTTGGGCATGTAGTCGAAAGGCTCGTTCAGGCTAATGAAGAACTCCGGGCCATTCGGGCTAACTTCCTCGATATCGCTGCCAGTATGGGCGATCTTGCCCCGGGTGTTATTGTAGGTCAGGGGACTGGACAGCTTGTTCAGCTGCATAACGAGATGCTTCGCAACTTCGGCGATGCGCTCGACCAGCGGATTGTACCCACCGTTGCCCGGGCACTTGCCCCCGGTGGCTTTTCACAGCGTGACATCGCAGGAATAACAGAAGAAGCTATATTCACCGGCGTGGGCACAGGTGTAAGCCCGGCAGAAATAGCACAGGTGTACGTTAAGCTGTTCCGTGACTTCGAAGTCCGTCAGGAGCTTCTCAACGACGCAGTTCTTGACCTTGTTGACGCCGCCCATGAAGTCCGAGTTTCATTCCAAGATCTCACCAAGTGGACGTTTCAGCTTCAGGAACAGACACGTATCTACGGTTATGAACTGGAAGACTCCCGTCGACTCGTCACTGAGTTTGCGCGGGAGCTGCAGAGTGGTGTGCTTGCCATCGGGGACTTGGTCAGGCTTCAGACCTCACTGGCGGAGGCCAACCAGTCTCAGCGACTGGCTCTGTCAACATATCTACCACAGATGGGTGGGGTGGATGCTGGGTTCCGTCAGGACGTGGCTTCGTTTGGTGACCCACTTCAACAGGAAACGTTGCTGCGCGGTATTCAGTCAGGGGAAATATCGACTGAGTCCATTCGTGGGGCAACGGGGCAACAGCGTCAGATTCTTGGACGTTACTTCGACCTATCTTCTGGTGCGCTCCGTGAGCAATTCGAAGGTCTGAACAGCCAGCTTATGCAGGGCGCACTTGCCATCTCGCGTGAGATTCTTGGTGAGATGGGACTTGGCGCAGCTGGTGGGCAGATGGTGGTCGAGGTGATGCAGAGTATGTTTGGCATCGACCTTGGTCGAACCTTGGCGACCCAGAACGAGATGATTCGTGCCATTGAGCAGGGTCGGTTTGAAGAAGCTCGCGACGGAATATCAGCGGACAAGGCAGCTGAAGCTGCGCAGCCGACGTCAACGTACGAAGAGGTAAAGAAAACAGCAGAAGCCATGTTGGAAATGAATCAGTCTATGGCGTCCAGAGTTAAAGATGGTATAAGTGCCTTTTGGCGGGATAGTGTTGATCAAGTTGCGGTCAGCTTTGCTCGAGCATTTAATGAGGGTGAAAGTGAAATAGCGAGTCTCGGTCGGACAATGGCTGGTAGTCAGGTATTTGGTTCACTGCAATACGGGCTTGGCAGCACTATTCCACTTGTAGAGAACAGGGCTCCCGGTGCTGATCCGACGATGGTTCCCACATCTAGTCTATTTGCCGGTATTGCAGAGGCTATGCAGAATGAAACAATCCGACCCGACCGAATTCGACAGTTGATACAAATCTACGGTGACTATCTAATTGAAGAAGGTCGTACAGAACTTTCGTCTGATGAGATCGGAAGATTCATAGATCTTGCGCAGATCCGTCACCGGCCTGACACAGTGTGGGAAGAGGGGACGGGTGCTTTTACAACCGGGCCGCAGTACGTAGCCATGTTAAATCGACAACGTGCTCTATCTGAATCGTATAACCTTGCTGGGCCAGAGGTGATTACCAGTATCTTAGACTCACTGATGAACCAACCCATTCTAGACGTAGATCCCAGTCGACCCGGGGTTCAGATTCAAGTTGGCGATACCAGTGTGAGCATTAGAAATGAGCAAGGTACACCATTACTTACTCGGGATAGGATAGAGGAAGAGCTCGGGGCACACTTTCAAGGCGTCGTTGCTGACGTTATTAATCAGTTGCATGAGACCGGGTACTTTGATAACGGGAGTCGATAATGCCTAACCTTTCACTAGGTGGTGTACTTGGGCAGGCTGCCAGTAGCCTTGGTACTGCTACAACAATGACCGTAATCAACCCACGGGCGTTCGAGTTGGCGTCAGAGATAGTGTATGCGATTGTCAAGTCGACTCTCGCTCGTGCGGGGGTGCTGTTCGCAGAGGAGTTTAAAAATATACTACAGCAGCACGGCGTTATCGGATCTGCTAATACAAACGCCGCTGCCGAAATTGAAGCTACGCTCTTTCAGGCTGCACAGCTTCTTGTTCAGCAGCAGATTGCAAATGACATAGACAAGTACTATACCTTCAGAATTAACCCGTCGAAACTGGATAAGAAGTTCGGGAAGATCCGTGATAATAAGCTGACTGGTAGGGGAAACGTCCAGCAGACCCATGGAAACCAGCTCACCACGTTCTCGTATTCCGGTACGATGGGTAACATGTATCCACCGTTCTCTACCCCGGGAATTGATCTTATTCGAGCACCGCAGCTTTCCGTGGCGTGGCACGCCCTTGCAATGTTCGAGAGATTCTTTCTTGAGCAGGACGGAGATCTACTTTTCGTGTTCGAGTACGACACGTTTGTTGGGAGGCTGGATAGCTTTTCCTACAGCATGGACGCCAACAACCCATGGCTGATCAACTACCAGTTCCAGACCTCAATGTACCCGAATATGAAATGGTCTATTATGGACGGGTGGGTAGTAAAGGCATTTGAGGAAATCCGACCAGTAACCGATATTGTGTTGAACGTACCAACTCTTCCGCAGCTGACAAGCATCGATGTTTTTGAGGAGGTGCATGGTGCTTGACTCTCGCGCTGAGGCCCGGATCACACTGGTTGTAACCGACCGGTCGGACTTTACCCGGAAGGAGATCATCCACGTTGGCGCTTACGAAAGCGTCACGTCAAGTGTATCTGTATCTGGGACGGGCAGCGCCACTGTGATTCTCAAGAACAAGAACTTCATTTATTTCAAGGGAATACAACGGGCTGCGTCTGAGTCAGTTGAGTCAGACCAGATCGCTGAGTTGAAGCGTGCTATTGCGTTAATGAAGACCCCCGATAGCTACGACGATCTGTCTGACAGTATCCTGTTTCCATTCACCTATGCGATGGACTTCATTTGGGTGGATTACAAGGGGAGGGACGGAGTTTGGTACCCCGGGTTCTCAGGTATTGTTACAGGATACACTGACACTGACCGACCGGGCATGGACCCAGCCCTTGTGATTTCTGCAAAGGACTTCAGGCGGGTGATGCAGTTTGCTCCGATTGTTATTGGCCTTCGCAACCTGTCCGAGCGCGACCGCTATGACACCCTGCTCACAAGAACTCAGGATCAGTCGCTTGCCTACGATAACATCTTCGCAACGTCCAACCCCGCGAACCTGTACAAGGCTATCGTAGAGAAGATGAATACCGTCTTGAACATTGGCGGTGAAAGTACTAGTCCATTCTGGTCTTACGTAAATCCAGACGGTAATCATAACGTTGCGGTGGAGCTTGACTTGTTCAAGATGTACGACTCCCGTAACGACGACAGGCATATTTTAGAAGGATGGCAAGAGAATCGTTCGCAGGACAGCCCACCATGGAGTGCGTTCTACAACAATCCCCTGTTCCGGGCCTACTAC